TCTTTACCTTGTTGGCAATCTCGCCAGCTTCACCAGCAAGGCCCAACGCTGGGTATACCATCTGATGTCTGTCAGGATAGATAGCAGTCTTCACTGCTTCCTTTTGATAATAGTTGATGCTCCACTGGTCCTTCATTGTGTCTCTCCAAAATCTACTTTTACTATGTTATCTTCACGAGCAAGAACCTTGTCGGTGATGCTCTTGGATTCCTCGTCGTCGTCAAACTCGACAGTCAGGGATTGAGCCATAGATATGAAACTAAGTCGAGCCATACCAGCATCCCACACAGTTTCGAAATCATTCTCAAGCAATTCAATCATACCATTCAAGACTACCATACCTGCAGGTATCTCATCAAGGTCTACTGTGTCGTCGCTTGTTGTGTCGTACGCTGTCATACCAAAGCTGTCGTTGTCAGAGTTGCTGAGTATAAGGTAATACTTTTCTTTCAGGAGACTTGCCTTCTCCATCTGTACTTCGATGTCTTCCATGTCAGTCATTTTTTAGCCACTCCACTGGTATGTTTTTCTCTGCCCATTCAAATCCGTGCTTGTCAGCCCACATGGAATAGGTAGTCTTGCTTCCCTTGTAGATTTTATTGTTTGCGTTCATAAATACAAAGCGTATGTCCAGTTCGGGGTATTGTGCCTTAATTAAAATCATCTTGGTACGGTCGCCTCTGTCGAGGTGGCCCTTGGCTTCGACGTAGATGTCTGTCTCTACCAAGTAAAAGTCTGGGGTATACGTTCGCGGCTTGGGTACGTATGCTAATCTTTTTGTTTCGTATTCAAATGTCACGCCTCGCTCTGCAAGGGACTTGGCTATGTTTATCTCGAACATAGAACGGTACTTGGTACCCCTCATAAGTCTTGCAGGGGAAACCCTGCCTTTATTATTTGTAGCCTCTTTACGAGATACTGTTCTACTTTTGGTGTATGCTTTTCTAGGTAGTTTAGTTCGTCGTTTATTACTAACGTCGGCAGACATACGGTTGCACCCATCCTCAATACTTGCATAATTTTTTGTGACTCATTCTCTATGACGTGTATGTCTCTAGTGTCCGTGTCACCCAGAAGATAACCTGTAGGGTCATAGTTGTTACGAAGAGTAAGAGGCAGGGATGTCTGAAGTCCACGGGTCTGTACCGTGGCAGGGTCCCCGCCCCTTTTCTCGTGCGTTTCAACATACACACAGTACAAGTGCGGATTAAGTTGCAATAGTTTCAGTGGATATGTTTCTACGTACAATACAGGCATTACAGTTCACGCTTCTCTATTTTTGTGTACCACGCCTTTGGTGGGAACTTTGCTTTAGACGTAACCTTGTCGTGATACTCTGCCTTCTTCCAACACTTATTCTTGAAAGAGCAGAAGGTACACGTCTTTGGCATCAGTTTGTTGCCTGTGTAAATCTTCTCTCCCTTGACCGTGTAGGCTTCATCAACAGGTTCGAAGGGTATCTTAAACTTCTCGTCGTTGGTTATGCTCTCCACACGCCTGTGAGCGTCAGCAATGTAGGTGTCACGGTCTTCTGTTTGGTCTGCAGGTGCTTCAACGAAGTCCCACTCACCAGACGACTTGTTAATGGCAATCCACCCACCGAACGGCATACCCTGCGATTCACTGTACAGGTAGCCCTGCATCATGTAACCGAAGGGGTCATCTTCTTTGATGACATCGTAACCACCACGTCCTGAGAACTTGTTTTCATAAGACCAAGGGCTAGTGGACTTAACATCCCACACCTTATCCTCGCCGTCATTCATAACAAGGTCGAGTGTGCCTTTGATTTTCTGACCTGCAAGTTCCAGTTCGCAGGAGCGTTGGGTATCTACCACGTTGACCCCAGCAGACTTCATGATGAAGACGGCGGCTGCTTCCACAAGGTCACCCAACAAGAAACGCATAACATCGTTGTATGCTAACTCCTGTTTGTGTCCCTGCTTCTCTAGCTTCTGCTGGCACAAGGGTCTTCCCACACCTGACATACGAATCCGATAGTCACCACGATTGGACAACTGCTTACGCAACGAATCCTCGCAGTCCTTACCGAACTGTTTAATCAAGTCGTCGAGACGGGAAGAATCAACTTCCCCCCGCCCAACTTTCTTGAGAAAATCTTGTACTTCTACAAGAGCAATCATTAGCCGAACCGCTTAGACAAATCCGTGTCTTCGTCAGTTAGGTTTTGCTTTGAAGCATCCTTGTACTCGCCAAGGATTTTGTTGTTGGATGCGGCAACAGTGTCCATGAACTTCTGCATCATCTCTTTGCGTTCAGCAGTGAACGACACTTCCTTTACCAACTCAGGCTGTGGAATCCAGTAGGTTACCCCACCGTTTGCCATGCGCTTTGTTGACAGCTTGATGTAAGAAGTAGGTAGCGGAATCTTGTTACCTAGCTTCTGCTGAAGGAAGTCATTGATGGGCCGGAACCCTGACCGCTTGAAGTAACCCACGAATGGAAAGTTCGTGAGTACCGCATCTGAACCGTCTGCGTACTTCCCGTTAGGGATGTCAACAGAGCCGTACAAGATTACGTTACAAGACACTGACTTCGACAACAACAGCCGTGGGTCATCCTGTGCAAGGGTTTCTTCCTCTTTCTTGGAGAGTCTGCCGCACTTCATGCCGCCTGAGTTATCAGGGAAAGCATCCTGAATCTTCTTGCGCTGAACAGAGCGACAAGTAAAGGCACCCTCTTCTTGGTCGTAGATAGACCACTCGTATGTTCTCAGCATTGGATTGATGAATACCTCATCGGCATACACCATGCTTGAGCCGTCGTAGATTTTCCAAGTACCACGCTTTAGAGTTTCACCATCGTCTGTGTCTGCATCGTAGTTGATGCGGAGACTAGATAGTGACGGGGCTTTGGACTGTGTTGTGTCGTCCTGACCCAGCATCGCTATCAACGATGCGTTATCGTCTGCAATAGCCATTGAAAATTCGTTGCTTACTGTTTCTAGTTCTGTTCCCATGTTTATCTCCATTGGGTTAATGTTGAACGTAAAAGGATTATACCTCAAAGACTGCCTCTAAGTCAAGCCAGTTTTTTCCCATTTTTAATTCTATACCAACAGGCATAGTATATTCAATGGCATAGCGTCTTTTTGTTTCCTCTGGAAGACATAGCATGGCCTTCGCCATTACCTGAATACAGGCTTCTTCTTCTCCGGGAAACACGTCTATGACAATAGAATCATGTACTGTGTTGCAGATTACAGACTTCATACCCTGCATATCCTTGTACAGTTTGACCAGTGCCATTGGCAACAGGTCGGCAGTAGCAAAGCCTTGCACAGGGTAATTACAGATTGCTGTACGGTTTGTGGCTGTACCCCACTCAGTCCACTTGGCATCAGGGAAAGCGTACTGCCTACCGGACGGCAGGGTAATCTCTTTCTTTGTTACTGCATCTTTTTGCAACACCTTGTGCCACTCAGTAACGCCACTGTACTTTTCTTTGAAGGCACGATAGTAACGTTGCTGGTCCTCTGTACCACTAACACCCCCATACAGCGGTTTAAAGGTGTGTGCTTTAGCTTCTTGTCTTGTACAGCCAATCACACTGGCGGTGTAGCTATGCACGTCTGTGCCCTGTTCTACGTCCAGCATTACGGCATCGTCGGTTGCAAGGAACCCTGCCACCCTAAATTCTAGCTGGGCGTAGTCACCCTCAAGGATGCTACCGCCCTCGAACCTGCTTTCTACAGCACGACGAATAGCAAAGGTAGAACCACGCGGCATGTTCTGGAAGTTAGGGTTGCGGCTAGATAGTCTGCCCGTTGCCGTAACACACTGCATGAACTCGGTGTGGATGAAGTCATTCTCATCCATGTTGTTCTCCATGCCTTCAACAAAGGAACGCAGATACGTTCGCAGGGCAGAGTATCGTATGTACGACTTGGCAAACTCACGGGCATCACCTCGTAACGACAAAGACATGTCCTCTAGGGTTTCTTTGTCTGTCTTGAACCCGCCGGATGCAACGTCAAATGCGTCACGCGGTATCATCTTGAAGCCTGCGACTTCGCTTGTTCTCTCATAAGCAACACCCCTGCCTTCACAGGGTTTGCAAATACGTACAGCCTTGCCGACTGTGCCGTCTTTACGCAAGGGGTTGAACCTGCCCTTACCACTGCAAGCACTACATTGGGAGCCTACTGTTTTGTAGACTACATCTGTGTTACGCAGTACGTGTCCCTTGAACTCTGCACGAGACATGCGCTTACGTAACTTAGGCTTCTTGGTTGCGCCACGCATCTCGTGTCCCAAGTTAAACGTCACGGCCCAATGCTTCTTGTCTTGTACCTTACAAGAGTACATGACCATTGACCTGTCGTCTGGGCTGTCAAGGTTTACTGGGGTGTCACCCATCGCGTTCGCGGCTAGTTCGTTTAGTCTGCGCTCAAGGGTGAACAGTTCTTGTTCGTATTCTTCTCGGATATTAGATAGAGTCTGTCTGTTTATCTTGATGCCGTTCTGCTCTATGTGAGCAAGAACGTTTGTCATCTCAAGCGACAGACGTAAGGTGGGTAGTAGTGTCATTATACATTTCCTCAAATGTTGTGCCAAAGGCTTTGAGTTGGGCTACAGCAACATCTTCTGTAGCGATTACGTCAGCGATACCGTACTCTACAATAGTGTCCCACGGTATGTCAAAGAATGTTTTACCCTCTTTGAAGTAAGGAGTGATAAGGTCTTTCTCCTTTTGGACACCACCATATTTCTCTGCAACTGCTGCTAGTCCGAGGGGCCAGCGTCTAGCCTTGGCAAGGACGTACTCAGCAACCATTGTATCATAGACGTGTCCGTCGTACTTGAAGTTACACTCGCGTACCCAAGACAGGTCAAACTTAATGTTGTGTCCGATTACTACATCAGCAAGGTTGAGGGCATCTTGAAATATGTTGAAGCCGTCATTGCTTGGTGGCTCAGTGCTGTGGTCAAAGCATATGTACTTCACCTTGTCCATGCCTAGCCACTTGAAACCAACGGATACCAGCGTGTTGCCGAAGTAAGGCAGGGGTGTGGACGAGCCGTTAGCTTTTTCTTTGTGGGTTGTCTCCACATCAAACGTCAA